GTATATACATCAATAACTTTATCAAAAGATGAAACTATTCTTCTTGAAAAAGATCCAACAGATAAAGTTCTTGGACCTAATATGAAAGCAATCTCAATAGCGTTTAGGCACTAAAATGAAACTTATTACCGAATTAAACGAAGAAGTAAATTACATTTCTGAGATGAATGAGAGTGGTAAAAGAGACCACTACATCACAGGAAGATTTATTGTCGGAGAACAACAGAACAAGAATGGTCGTATGTATCCTATGCCAGTTCTTGAAAAAGAAGTTGATAGATATCTGAGAGAAGTTGTAAAACCAAAAAGAGCATTCGGTGAATTGAATCACCCAGCTGGTCCAACTATTAATTTAGATCGTGTTTCTCATATAATTGTAGAATTGTCAAGAGATGGTAAGTGCTATAATGGTAAAGCAAAACTTACCGAAACTCCAATGGGTCAGATTGCTAAAGGTCTCCTAGAGTCTGGTGGTCAACTTGGTGTTTCAACACGTGGCATGGGTTCATTAAAAGAACAGAATGGCGTGATGGTCGTTCAGTCAGATTTCAAACTAGCAACAGTTGATATTGTATCAGATCCAAGTGGACCTGGTTGTTTTGTCAACGGCATCATGGAAAATGTTGAATGGATCTATGATCCTGCTAGAGGAACTTGGTTCGAAGAAAAACTTCATGAAACAAAGAAGAAGATCAAGACATTGTCAAGATCACAAATAGAAGAGCAAAAGATTGCTATTTTCGAAAACTATCTTGCTTCTTTAGTAAAAGATAAGATATTATAAATACATTTAAATTCTACAATAGGAGACTATTCTAATGACAAATCAAGAAGAATATGACATCGAAGACACTGCTGCTCTAGATCAAACAGAGATCGAAGAAGCAGAAAAGTGTGATGACGATGACGACAAGGAAGATATGAAAGAAGAAACTCTTGCAGCATCTTCTTTAAAGCCAAAAGGCGTTGCTGGCGAACCAATGTCAAAACTTGGTGCAATGAAGGGTGTTATGAATGTCATGGCTGGTATGGGTAAGTCAGATATGATCGACTTCTTCAATCAGGTTCAGGCACAGTTTGGTCCAAACAAAATGCCAGGTGCTGTTGACAATTCATCAAAGAATACTTCAACATTAGATATGAAACCATCCCATGCAACTGGTGGAACTACTGGTCCAAAGACTAAGGACGGCATGCCAAAACTTAATGTCAAAGAAGACATTGAAGAAATGTTTGCTGATCAAGATCTATCAGAAGAATTTAAAGAAAAGACTGCAACTCTATTCGAAGCAGCTGTAAACATCCGAGTACAGACTGAGATTGCAAGACTAGAAGAAGAGTATGAAACTAAACTTCAAGAAGATTTAAGAGTCTTCAATGAAGAATTAACTTCAAAACTTGACACATATCTTGATTACGTTGTCGAGAATTTCATGAAGGAAAACGAAGTAGCAATCGAATCAACCCTCCGTAATGAACTTACTGCTGAGTTCATGGAAGGTTTGAAGAACCTATTCGCTGAGCATTATATCGATGTTCCAGAAGAAAAGGTTAATGTAGTAGAAGCAATGGCAGAAAAAGTTGCTTCTCTTGAACAGGAACTTGATGAAGCAATTGAAATCATTGCTGAAAAAAATTCAGTTATTGTTGAAGCAGCAAGAAGAGAAATCTTCGAAGAACTATCATCTGATCTAGCACTGACACAGCAAGATAAGTTCTCTGCTCTAGCAGAAGGTATTGAATTTGACGGTGATCTAGAAGTATATTCTAGAAAGCTTTCTATCATCAAGGAAAATTATTTCAGAAATGAAACTACTATAACTACTTCAAACATTGAAGAAGAAACTTTCGAAGGCGAAACTTCTGAAACCTATACTAACGTTGACCCAATGGTTAACCGTTATGTTCAGGCAATCGCTAAGACAGTCAAAAAGTAATTTTTTATAAATAAAACAGGTATATATTTCTATAGAAAGGAAAACAAATGTATCTAGCTGAGGAAATTCAAAAGAAGTGGGCGCCAGTTCTAGACCACGAAGCTCTAGGAACTATTAAGGACTCACATCGCCGTTCAGTAACAGCAGTTATGCTTGAAAATACTGAAAAGGCACTCCGTGAGTCAATGGCTCATGGTGGATTCCAGACTCTTATGGAAACAAATTCTGAATTACCAATCAACGCAATGGGTAGTTCTTCATCTACTGCTGGTGCTGGTGGTATCGATACTTTCGACCCAGTTCTTATTTCACTAGTTCGTCGTTCAATGCCTAACCTCATTGCTTATGACATCTGCGGCGTTCAGCCAATGACTGGTCCAACTGGACTTATCTTTGCTATGCGTTCACGTTATGATGATCAGAAAGACGGTGGTGGATACAATTCAGCAACCGCAAATAATGAAACATTCTACAATGAAGTTGACACTGCATTCACTGGTGCTGGTGGTCTAGGCGCATTCCCATCAGGAGACGCTAATACTTTCGGTCAGGGACATGTTGGAACTATTCCAGGTGCAACTAATACCTCACCTCTAACAGCTGTTAATACATATAACACTGGTATGGGTATGTCAACTGCTGCTGGTGAAGCACTAGGTGTTGATGGTGGCAACACTTTCCCAGAAATGGCATTCTCAATCGAGAAGGTTACTGTTTCTGCTAACACTCGTGCCCTAAAGGCAGAATACACTATGGAACTTGCTCAGGATCTTAAGGCAATCCATGGTCTAGATGCAGAAACTGAACTTGCTAACATTCTTTCAGCAGAAGTTCTTGCTGAAATCAATCGTGAAGTAGTTCGTACCATCAATATTACTGCTGTTCCTGGTGCTCAGGAAAACGTAACTACTGCTGGTGTATTCGATCTTGATACTGACTCAAACGGTCGTTGGTCAGTTGAAAAGTTCAAGGGTCTAATGTTCCAGTTGGAAAGAGAAGCTAACCAGCTAGCAAAGCAGACTCGTCGTGGTAAGGGTAACATCGTTATCTGTTCTTCAGACGTTGCTTCTGCACTACAGATGGCTGGTGTTCTTGACTACACTCCTGCTCTTAACTCAAACAACCTACAGGTTGACGATACTGGAAACACTTTCGCTGGTGTTCTTAATGGTCGTCTAAAGGTTTATATTGATCCTTATGCTCTAGGTGGTCAGTATATTACTATTGGTTATAAGGGTTCTTCAGCATTCGACGCTGGTCTATTCTACTGCCCATACGTTCCACTACAGATGGTTCGTGCAGTTGATCAGTCAACTTTCCAGCCTAAGATTGGATTTAAGACTCGTTACGGAATGGTTGCAAACCCATTCGCTGAAGGTCTTACTAAGGGTCTTGGTCGTCGTGCTATCAGCACTAACAAGTACTATCGTCGTATTATTGTTAATAACCTTATGTAATTTGACTTCGGACAAAGATCCGATGTCTATAAACTGGGGAGCAGCAATGCTCCCCTTTTTTATTATAAATAGGTGAAAGGAGTTACTATGACAGCAATAGACAATACACCTGAGAATAGAAATTTTCTTTCTCCTCTCAATTTTAAATTTACAATTAAAAAAGCACCATACGTAAACTTCTTTATTCAGAAAGTCAATATCCCACAGATCGATCTTAGATCTCCTATCGCACCAAATGAATTTGTTAAGGTTCCATATCCTGGAGATCACATTGATTATGCTAATCTAGATATCACATTTAAAGTAGATGAAGACTTACAGAATTATCTAGAACTTCATAACTGGATTGTGGCACTTGGTAAACCACAGAACTATGATCAGTATAAAGAGATAGAAACAAAAAAGAGTTGGACTGGAGATGGTATCTATTCAGATATATCTGTCATGGCATTGTCGTCTACTAAAATGGCAAACTATGAAGTCGTGTTTACAGATGCATATCCTGTAAGATTATCAGAATTAGTTTTTGAAACAACAGACACAGACGTAAATTACATTACTGCTTCTGCTACTTTCAATTATACCTACTACGAAATATCCAAAATATAACTTTACTTTATCATGCCAATCAATTATAATAAAATGATTTTTGGTGAAGAGGTAGAGTTATTAGATATGAAAATCGAAGAGATATTCACGCAATGGGAAAAAGATTCCAAGATAGATAAGACAGAACTTGGAGATGAAGCATTAAACATCCCTAAACTACATCATAAATACTTTCAGATATTGGTTAGTGAGAAGCTTCTTTTACGTGCTCACGAATCAGAAATGAAAAAACTGAAACTCGATAAGTATGAGTTTCTGACACAAGGTCCCAACGAAGAGACTAGAGACAAGGGATGGAAACTGCCACCGAAAGGTGTTATTCTAAAGGCAGAACTTCCAATGTATATCGATGCTGATCCAGACATAATTAGATTGTCTTTAAAGATTGGATTACAGCAAGAGAAAATAGAACTACTAGAATCTATTATAAAAACAATCATCAATAGAGGTTTCATAATCAAGAACGCAATTGATTGGACTAAATTTACTATGGGAGCGTGATGAAAGAGATTATACAAGTCGAGAAACTTGATGAAGTTTATTTGAAAGTTACATGCGAACCTGGTATTATGATGGAGATGAGTGAGTTTTTCACTTTCACTGTACCAGGTGCAAAATTTATGCCAGCATTCCGTAACAAAGTTTGGGATGGTAAGATTCGTTTACTCAATGCATTGACTGGTCAGATATATGTTGGACTATTACTTTATATCGAAGAATTTTGCAAGTCAAGAAATTATGATATAGAATATCTATCAGATTTTTCATTAGAAGAATTTTCTCTGAAAGAAGCAAAAGATTTTGTAGAGAAACTGAAACCTGCGATGCAACCAAGAGACTATCAGTTGGATGCATTCGTTCATGCTGTGCGTGAGAGAAGATCTTTGCTCCTTTCTCCCACAGCCTCTGGTAAGTCATTTATTATCTATCTACTTGTGAGGTATTATGCGAAACGCACTCTTATTATTGTGCCAACTACTTCTTTGGTTAGTCAGCTTGCCAGCGATTTTGCTGATTATGGTTTTCAATCCGATCGTTTTGTTCATCGTGTGTTCGCTGGACAGGATAAGGGAACAGACAAACCAATCACCATTACCACTTGGCAAAGCATATACAAGTTACCTAAGCAATTCTTTGATTCATTTGATGTTGTCATCGGAGACGAAGCTCATCTCTTCAAAGCAAAATCTCTTACTTCTATACTTGCTAAGATACCCAATGCACGCTACCGTTTTGGATTTACCGGAACATTGGATGGTACTCAA